GGGAAGCAAAACAGAAATAGCATTTCCAGTTTCTTCTACTAATGAATTGTAGTTTGGAATGTTGAAACGAACTCCAGTATTTAGTGAGCCGCTCTTTGGATTTAAATAAGGAGATACTGCGTTTATTCCAGAAGAATAATACATTACATTATCAGCCGTATAATTAACGGTAGCTTTAGGAAAATCATTTACTTGAGCCTGAACTCCATAAGAAGTTATGTAGCAATTACCAAAAGCCAAGACTGGAAACCCAGAAATATTGTTTCCTATTGCGTCTGTATTATTTGGAGTGATAGTTAAGAATAAATTGCGCTGGTCTCTGTATTTAAATGGATACTTGAATGTATTGTTAGTGGCTTGAGTCAAGTCTGTATTAAAAGCGTAACTTTGATCTCCAAAAGAAAATCCAGAAAGGATATTGCCACTAGGATAAACTTGACCGCCATCAAATTGATCTAAGTTTGGAGGCCCAAGATCAACATAGAAACCCATGCGAGCTTCATTTCTTAAATCTTTTATGTTATAATTAAAACTAATACTGACATCAGGAGGAGTTAAGATATAATCATAAATTGCAGAAGCATTTCCAATCTCTGAGAATCTTAATGGCTGAGTATTGATTTGATAGCTGAATTGATTTATTCTTTTAAGAGGCTGAATTAAATTATAAACTCCAGTATTGAATAAGTTACCATTTGGATCAGAAAAAAAGTAGCCACTCGCTGGAGCAGGTCCAACGAATAGCAATTCGTTATTATATATTACTCTATTTGTAGCCATTATATTTTGCTATGGTAAAGCAAACTAGCCATGTAAGAATCGACTTGATGCTCACAAGCTATTTCGTGAATTTCTTCAATTCTTTGTGGATTTTTGTCAACAGGAGTTTCGATATACTCACTTATTTTAGAAGCCCAATTAGACTTGTCTTCATTAGCGACAATAATCTTAGTAATATCAAGAGCGACTTCTTTTTGTTTATCGTTTAGTTTTTTAAGCTTGTGTTTTTTCTTTAGAGAATTTTCTACTTCTTCTCCTAGTTTGTTTGTAGCTTCTACAATGTTTTTTAATTTCATAACACTGTAATTAGCCTTGGAAGAGGTGCCAATTGGTTTAACGTTTTTGGTAGTTTGTTTAATTCCAGTGGTTCCTCCGGGTCTACCTGCTTCTACTTTAGGACCACCAATTAGAGGCTGATAAAATCCTTTGTCTTTTAAATCAACAAATGATGTTTGAGATTGCACAGACTCATCTGGCGTTGGCAGAACGCCTGTTTCAATTGCTTTGAGACCTTCTTCTGGAGTAAGAACGCCAAGCTCAATAAGACGAGTATAAATTCTATTAAGATTTTGATCTGTCTTAAGATCCATATCTTCAAAGAAAGGAGTGGGAAATACTTTAAATCCGATCTCTTTAGAAATTCTCTTAACTTCAGGAAGTAGAAAGTCAGTTACGAAAGCTTGTCTAGCCTGTAGTAATTTTTGACTCAATAAGGAAATCTTTGCACTAGTATTTGCAAACTTTTCATTTCCTGTTAGAATATTATTTAATCCGATATTGATATCCTTATCAATTACTTCATACTTTTTAGGGTCAAGAATGTCAGCAATTTGAGGAATAACAAACTCCGCTTTTGTTGTATAATCTGCAATTAAAACTCTGCCAATCGATTGATTAGCGAAGAGATTCTGCATCGTTTTTAAGTTTTCTTGGTTAACGCCACCCTTATCAGGTTCAGCACCCATCGTTACAAGCAAGATGACTTGCTGGATCGTCCTTGTAAGAGCCATATCCATACGGCGCATTTCAATTTTCGCACTAATGTCTTCAAGAACTGGGAAACCCATTGGTACAGCAAAAGGTTCATAGTCTTGCTTCTTGTAAAATACAGCATAAAACTTCTTAGTATCTAAATGTAAGAGAACCGCTGTAGCTTTTCCTTTTAAAACTTGCTCTTTTACTAATGGATCAAGAGAGTCTAATATTTCTTTGTCTTCTTCTGTTCTTGGATTTCTAATTTGCTCAAGTTCGTAATCAGTCAATACTTTATAGTACTGTCCTCTATTGAAAGAAAGGTTGCCATTTACTTGAACATCTGCTGGATTAATAATTATATATCTAGCAGGTAAAGAAACTTTTGCCGCCAAAGCTTCAGATCCAAAAACTTGGCTAATTTTAGAGATATCTTCTTCTCTTATGTTAGTGTCGTATCTGTAAATAAAAACATTTCCAGAACGATAATACTCTCTAAAGAATTTATCTTGCAGAGCCGTAATATTTATCTTGTTAAATAAAGCTTGAAAGAAATCTCTTGCGCTTTTATTGCCGCCTTTAAGATGTATATTGCCACAAGACAATTCTGACATTAGATCAATTGTGTTTCTAAAAAGGCCAAAATTATAATAAGCTTTTTGGCATAAGATTACAGTATCTCTTACGTCAATATTGGACTTATTATAATTATACCCAGTGGCATAATTAAATGGCACCATTCCATCATCAATATTGCGAAAACGATCCGTTCTCTCAATCGTTGATGCGGCATTTCTACGGCTTCTTGTCTCGGTAACTCTGCTTGCTACGCCGCCATGAGCAGGAGTAGAGCCTTCTACCATCATTGGAGCGAAAGAAGATTCCTCAAATTTTTCTTTTTTAACCTTTGCCATAAGCCTAATAATTAATTACACATTTTAAATTAAAATTGGTGTAAATCCCGCAGCTACTATTTTATTTTCAGTAGTCATGATATCATTATAGCATTTAGAACCCCATTTCGCTAACATTAAAGCCGTGTAATTATCTTTTCTTGCTCTATTAGGGGAATTGGAGCGTTTTAAGTGTTGAGGCAAATCGAAATTAACAGATCCACGACTACTAGTAGTAAATTCTACAAGTGAGCATTGCTTTTTAGTGTTGTAAACTAATAAATCTTGATGCTCTATAAGGTCTAGCTTATTCCAATCTTTAATGTCTTCTATAAATATAAGGTCTTCAGGTATTCTCTTGTTTATTTCTTCATTAAAGAAAGATTCATTGGCTACAGTTTTGGATGCGAACCAAATTTTCTTATAGTCAATAGCTGCTTGCAGATTTTCGTTACCTCTTCGAATAAATGTAGTTGTAAATACCTGAGTTACTGCTATTTGTTTATTTTCTAAGTTGTATTGACTCTTGGCTTTCTGAACCATCTTTGTATATTCAATTCCCTCAAGATCAGAATCGAAGTTAATAAACTTTATCTTCTCAGATTCCGAGTTTACATATTGAGATTCATTATAAGTGTCAAAGAAAATATCGGCACCGGCATTATCGCAAATGATATAAACAATATTAAAGCTAGTCATTAAGTAATGAAAGTATTTAATATGACTATTTAAGCTTCCAAGACCCGCGTATGCATGAACAAGAACATCATTCTTATTTTCTCGGTCTATTTCTAAAATTGCCATTGCAAAATAGTCAGCATTTGGACTGTCGCTCATGTTAGGGTCCATTGCTAAGATATATTGCTTGCCAGAATCTCCTCTGATTTGAGAATGCGGCCTTTCTTCAAACTTAAGAGTACATTCTTCCATCTTCTTCATGCTGAAATAAGAATCGCTACCGTCAGTAAACTGAGCGCAGTATTCTCTCAAGAAAGAAGCATGAGAAGAGCCACCGTTTTGAGCTTCTTCTGTAATAGAAGAGTCAATCATCTCTGGTGGCAAAGATTCATAGCTTAATTGTGATACAAAGTAAGTCGCACTTGTTGGTTCTTTAGAATAAATGTTGTCACACCATTCTTTATAAGTTTTATAAAGGTTTTCAAAAGTATAAGAAGCAGAGGAAAGGGCAATCATCTTGGAAGTATTTTTAAATTCCATGCGGTCAGCTTCTGTCATTGCGCCTTGGCGAATTAATTCATCTTCTTGTTCACGAATGCTAATACGTTCTTTAATGTCTTGAGGGACAATCAAGAATGGCATTAATACATTTTTAATTATGTCTTCTGGCAACAATAAAAACTCGTCTAGTACAAGAACATTAGC